TGGAGCCGTCACTAATCTTAATGTTCTTTGCCATTATTAGACTCCTTTAAGATACTACGTACCAAATATATCCTTCAGGTTTTCCTCCACTTGTAGTTGGTGCAGTAAGGGTTACTTTCCATAAATTGTTAGTAAGAGATGTTAGCTGTCTTGGAATAATAGCACTAACTTCTGCTATCCTTGTTTCTAATGTTGCAGATAATGCAGCAATTAAGCTTGTATTTGCTGCAATAGAAGAATTGGCTACTACAATTGCAGAAGCATTAGCATCAATAGAAGACTGTAAAGAAGAGCTTACCCCAGCAATTCTTGTTTCAAGTGTTGCTGATGTTCCTACGCTAGCAGCGGCACTTACTACAATACCTGTTAAATTTGAACCATCACCATAATAAGTTGTGGCAGAAACAACAGAAGCTTCTATAGAATCTACAGTAATTCTTGTAGCACCAATTGTGCCAGTTGTATTAAGGTTGCTTACAGAAAGTTCACCAGCAGCTATAACTCCAGTAACATTTAATGAGCCTCCTACAGATACATTACCATTAGAAGCTACTTTATTATTGGAAAGTTTAAGAGCAGTATTATTACCAGCCCCATCTTCAATAAATCTTACTACGCTATCAATACCAGTGTTATCAACACTTGTCTTAACTTTCAATAACTCTTTATAAGTATTTGATATTTTTTTACCTGTTAAGTCTGTCATTATATTTGGTTCCAGTTCTTGCTAGTTTCTTCCCAAGTTTCTCCATCTTCCCAATTAATATTTCTGTCAGCATTGCTAGGAGGACGGGCATTTCTTACAATTTCTTCTTGATAAATATAAGGTGTTCTATTTTGTGGATGGTTCTTTAAATCATACCCACCATCAAAATCGTTTGGACAAACTAAAAGATTATAGCTATTTTTTTTCATTTGACGCATTGGATACCTAAATCCACAAACGTCACATATAGCTAAAGCAGTTTTAGTTGACATTAAACGTACCTCAATCTAGGCCGCATATAAATACTTGCACGTTCTTTATCTTCTTCTTGCGCACGAAGCAGACGCTCTTCATACTCTTGCTTTAACATTTGAATACGTCCTGCATCTACACCAGGTCTTTTCATTGACATGAAGTAAGCAGTCCCTGCAGTTAGGCAAGGCAAGAATCTACGTGACACATCAGCAGTCTGGCTTGAGCGAGACACATCCTGAATGTAACGCACTACTTCAAACTTTATTGTGTCTGTACTATTTTCTGGAATAGGCCATAGATACACAGTAGCAGTATCTCTACCACGGCGTACAGCAAACTGTGTAGGTCTACCAGTCTGTCCTTTGCGTGGAACTTTCATATACTCTTCCATGCTGATACGCTCAAGCTGTATGTCAGTGCCACTACGATTAACTACTGCTTCAAGTACATCAATGTTTTCTGCATCAAGCGTATAAGATGTAACGCTGGTAGTGACAGTAACTGCCGTAGTTCCAATAGTCCACAATTGAATACCACGGTTCTGCCAGTCCTGTAGTAGTAGGTTGATTGAACGTCTAGCAGAACGAGGCTCTTCACCTAGAGTTGCTTCACCGCCAATCATCTCCATAGCTTCTTGGATTACTTCATCAATATCCATTGAGAAACTATATGTACCTGATGTTGCCATTACGGTCTCCTTGCTTTTTTCTTGCGACCAGCGCAGTGAGCCTTTTGACTAAAACCTCTTGGATTTGTACAGTCAATAGACTTTTTACGTTTTGTGGACCACCTCCTTTTCTGTGGGGGACGGCTCACTTGCTTGCTGGTCATACTTCTATTAATTGCCATTATGCTATCTCTATATAACCAAATACTCCTAATACACCAATCAATCCTAATGCTAACCCTATTCCTATTTTAATTAGAATCTCTTGTATGTGTTGTGCCTTTATCTTTGCTTGTCGTTTTTGTTCAGCTATCGCTGCCTTTTCTTCCTGTATTCTCTTGGCTCTTTCATTTACAATCTGTTGCCAAGTACCGTTTCCAAACCGCATATCTATTAACATAGACATTTCATACAACTGTTCTTGTGCCAGCTTTGCATCTATTATATCAGATGCTACTGACTTATGCGAGGCAATAATTCCCTTACTTGAGAATCTTTCTTTCTGAATTTGCTGCTCACCTGCAAACAATCCATCAATCGCCCCTGCAATTTCGCCTATATCTCTAACAGTTTCTATATTAGACTTGATAAATTCTACAGACTGTTTAACAAGTGCTATACCTGTTAGCACCGTAGTTATAGGCTCCATTCTTTTCCTCTCTCTCTAAAAAGAAACTTACCACTTAACTTTATGACTCCAATATTTTGCACTTAGTTTTGTAGTGGGCTTACCCTGCGCATTGTGCCTAGCATAGTAAGACTTCTTACGTGCCTTATCTTTAGCTGTTGTAGGAGCCTTCCCTGCTCCTTTAACACCCTGTTGCCCAAACCGTACCAGCTTTACCTTATTTCCTTCTTTAGCTAGTACCGCATGGCTTTTAGTTTTGTGTCCTGGTGTGCGTTTAGGTTTATTGTAACCAGCAAACTTTTCACCTCTATAATCTATTGCCATTACTTCTTCCTATACTTACGTGTTTTCTTTGCTACAGCTTTAGGCTGCTTAACAAATTGTTTTCCCTGTTTAGTTCCTTTTCTTTTTGCTGCCGTTGTTGCCGCATACTCTGACGATGAGAGTGCCTTAATAGCCTTTTCTGGTAAGTAGCGTTCACCTGTCTCTGAAGACTTCTTCCCACTCTTAGTTCTCCACTTCTGCTTTGTCCAAGACTTGAGAGACTTCTGTGATTTCTTCAGTGCCATTAGCTTTTGTATCCTCCACCTTTAGCTTTGTATTCTTTAGCCAACAGCTGCGCCTTTCTTGCTGACCACTGACCTGGGTTACCGCCTCGACTACCTGATTTAATTTGCTCGAACAGCCGTTTACGTAACGTGGGCTTGGTATAGTTACCAGCTTCATTAACCTTGCTTTTTCCTTTTACGCTCTGCCCCTTTGACTTTGCCTTTGTTGATGGACGCATAGAAGACCTGCTTCCCTTTTTTCTTACCATAAGTTTTCTCCATAGCCTTGGATATTTTCTTACCCTTTTTAGTTAGAGGCATTACCGTTTCCTTGCTTTACCAAAACCTTTACCAGTAGGTCTTCCACAGATAGAGCCTCCTTTGGCTTTACTTGTTGTGTTTTTTTCATCTGGAAAATATCTATCTAAAAAGTCTTGAGAAGAAACTTTTTTTAAAACTTCTTTTGTTTTTTCCTTATCTTCTTTTGTTAATACCCTATCTTCAGGCAATACTCGTTTTTTATCAGCCATTTTAATATTTTCCTTTCACGCTACCACCACGCATCATGGCTTTACCATAACCACGAGTAGCTGCACCACATCCGCGAGGTTTGCTCCCAACTCTACTTCCTGTTTTAAAAGACTCTGATTTTTTTCTGGTTTGTGCATAATTACCAGTTTTCATTTCTCTATTAGTAGTAGTTCTATATGGATTTTTTCTATCTGCTCCATCATCAGGAATAATAATTTGTTGTCCTACTTTAATCTTATCTACATTTTTAATATTGTTAGCTTCTTTTAATTTTCTAACTGTAGTATTGTTTTTCTTTGCAATTTCAGAAAGTGTGTCTCCTGCTTTAACAGTATATTTTTTTGCACCTCTTTCATTTGAAGTAAGAACTTCACGGCCTTTCTTAGGCTGTTCTGTAATAGGAACTTCTCTTCTTGAAGGTGCTTCTTTACTAGATACAGCAGAATTTTCTTTATCAATACCAGATAATCCTGCGGCAGCTGCACCAATACCAATAGCACCTGTTCTAATAGCATTCGCTGTTTTAATATCTTTAGGCTTAAGACCAGAAACTTGTCCTTGTTTATTTCTTACTGCTTGCCCAGTTCGTCTTCCTTTTTGGGTAGCGCCTACAACACTCTTCGCAATTTTACCAGCGCGTGTTGCTCCTGTTTTATCTTTTTTTAAATATTCTTTTGCCGTTTTACCTGCTGGTTTAGTTACCATTTTAATTGCTTTAAGAACTTTACTAGCACCTGCACTCATTTTATTTACCACCTTTCATTGCTTTACCATAGCCACGGATAGCTGCGCCTACGCCACGAGGCTTACCAACTTTACCACCTCTTTTTTTAGAAGTAGTCTTAGCCTTTGAGCCTTTAGACATTTTTGCCATTTCTGATTTAGACATGCCTTCATATGGAGAACGTGCGTTTCCTTTTTCAACTTTAATTTTTTGACCAGCACTAATTTTGTTGTAGTCTGTTATTTCAGGATTCATTGCTTTTATTTGTGGAAGTGTCATGCCAGCAGCTTTAGCAATTTGAGAAAGTGTATCACCTTTTTGAATTGTGTATGTTCCTCTTATTACTTTTCCAGAACTGCTACCTTCTTGCGGAATTGGTCTTCCAATTGCTTCTCTAGCTTTTGCAACAAGATTCTTTTCTATATCAGACATTCCTCTTCTTGCTTCTGCTCTACTTACAGGTCCAGTAACTCTGCCTTGTAAGTTTCTACGCATAATATCAGTAGGAGATTGTCCTTCTTTAATATTTTTCATATAAGAAGGTGTTTGTTTATCAACAGCTTTAGCTACGGCTGTTTGTTGCTCATCTACTCTTTTTCTTCTTCCTGGCTCATTTAATGCCATAATACCAAAAGTAGCTGCTGGTAATGCTAAAGCACTAAGAAGCATTGAGCCTCCAGCGCTAGTAGCAAATCCTAGACCACGAGCAGCAGTAGCTAATGCTTTGCCTCTAATACCTTGTTGTGCTGCTTGTCTTGCAAGTTTTTGTGCGCCACGTTTAGCAATTTTTTCTTTTGCTGCTTTTGTTCTTTGTCTATTAATTTGTCCTTCAATTCTTTTAGCCTCTTTTTCCCAAGCTGCGTCTAATGCTTTTTGTGTTTCTGCCATTTTAGTTTCCTCCTGCTAGGGTATTATCGCCGCCAGCAGGCGATGCTGGTGCTTGCATATCATCTCTTCTAGTTCTACGTGCCTGATTACGAAGCCCTTCAATAGTACTTGCAAACTGTGATTCATAAACTGGCGTAATAGAATAGTTTTTCATAAAGTTACTTGCCTCAATCATTGAAGCATAGAATAGCGCATCATAACAAAAGTCCGTAAAGTAGTTTGTTTGTGTTGCACTGGTTAAAGTAGTGGGTCTTGCTGTATAAACAATTTTGCCAGAATAAGTGGCACTTGCAGTAGGAGCAAATAAAATTCTAGTGTTTGTCTGCCGTGCATAATATTTAGGCGTTCCTGTGCTTGCGCTAACAGGCCAGTAATCATTGATAAACTCATCAGTTCTTTGTAATAAATTAATTTTTGTACCACTGTCTTCAATAAATATATTCTTAATAACTCTTGTTCCTGTAGGTAATGTAAATGTATTAGTACCTGCTGATAGTGCAACTGCTGTAGTTAGCACAAGACCAGAGTCATCAAGATTTAATGTTAATCGTTCTTCAGCCCGATTAATCATATTAGGAATATACGCTATAAATTCAGCCCCATCATTTTCAGTGGCCTGAATAATATCGTTTACAAGGTATGTATAATTAGCCATAATAAATTGTTACACTCGCAGCACTAACAGGAAGGGTTACAGATACTTTACCAGCCATTCTAATACCAGCATCAGTAAATTCTTGATAACCTACGTCATTAACACTTGTCAAGTCAAATCGAATAATACTACCGACAGTTGTACCAAAAGGGTCAACAGAAGTTCCCACGATAGAAAACTGCCCAATGCCTGTTGCGTGTACCCCACGAATACGTGTATCGGTAAGTGTAGTGCCTGTTACTACATCTAGTGCTGGACCAGAGGAAGACACATAAGATACTCTAAGATTAGTAGCCATATTGTTTTTGCTCCTATAAAAAACTGTAATGCCTATATTATACTAAAAAAGGGCGTAGGATACAACTCCCACGCCCTTCTATTTTTAGTCTAGGAGACTAACGCTTATGCGCCAGCGTTACCGAAGTAACCTCTCCAGTCCGACCAGCCAAAGCTGTAACGCTCACGAGCTTTGAAACGCAGATTACCCGTGTCAAAGTCTGGCTCCATTTTCGTTTGGAGTGGTGAACGTACAAACATTTTAGCACCATTCGGTACATCAGTCTTGATGAAGAAGGCATTCGTATCCGTGAAACGGCGGTTTACGAAGTAACCTTTCGGCAACAGACCTTGGTTGCGAATGGAGTTAATGTCGTTAACATTGGTTACACCTGAATCAGAAACGATTGTCGTTGACAACGTGCTGTTCAAGATTTGGTCAGCAGTGAATACCAAGTCTGATGGGATATGCAAGCTGACGGCTTGTGCGCCAACCAGAATACCACGGTCGTCTTTGATTTTCGAAATGCTGATAAGTGCAGTCTCAAGCGAAGCTTCAGACAGGTCAGCAGCAGAAAGCAGGTTGCTCTGGCTGCCAGCACCGATAGTTGGGTGCGTAGCAGAGAACAATGCAACACCGTCACCGCCTACATACGAAGCACTAAAGCCGTTGTTGAAAACGTCAGCAGCTTTAACCTGTTTCGTGTTTGCCATTGCACGAGCCAATGCTTTGGCACGTAGTTTAGCAAACGTGTCATACAGGTTGTCTTCCATAGCTTCTTCAGTAATTGCGAAGCCAAGGGCAACAGTTTCGTGTGTGTAACGTGCAGTGTAGCTTTCTTGTGCATCGTCATAAGTTACGGCTGCGCCTTCACCTTTAACAGGTGCAGAACCGAAGCCAGTGAAAAGAACTTCTTCTTCGAACGCACGGTCAGAATTTTCCGTGTCAAACAAAGGAGCGTGTTCGTTGTCAACTTCCCCATACTCAAGGCCAAATACGGCGTTAAGACCAGGGAGAAGCTCTTTAGAAATACTTGCTCTATTAATAGCCATTGTTATTTATCTCCCTTAGTTACCACCCGTTGCAGTCGCAGGGGCTGTTACGTATACTTGACGGAAGTTATCTGCATGAAGATTCAGCATAACTTCGATTTTCGTGTAAGCATCACCTAGTACGTTACCAGGCTCGTCAACAACACGAACTACTTTCAGGTCGAGTGCGCCAGCACCTACAGTGCTTGCATCGCCTGATGCGCCAGAACGACCAGTAAAGGTCGAACCAGAAGTAAGTGCGCCAAGAGAAATGTTATTACCAACTACACCAGCAGTAACTGAAGCGTCAGCTTGAATTACGTATACTTGTGCAGGATTATCACATACATAGCCTACAGCATTGGTAGCTGAAGTGCCACCAGGCCAGTATGCTTTAAATTTTTGCTCCCCGTTTTCGACATAGCGGCAGCCTTGGAAAACACCAATGGTAGACTCACCTGCAGAGGTAAGAGCTACGATTGAACCAGCAGACACACGGACTGGCTGTCCAGTGTAAATGCTAGCGGCAGTTCCAGAAGCAATCGGATACTCATTATTACCGTTGCTGTTTGGCGCACCACCACGAATACGGGAAGGAGTTAGACCATTAGGTGCAAAAGTTGCAGTCATTTTTTATTCTCCTTCAGAATGTTATGTAACCAAGGCTGTCGATTATCTTAATCAAAAGAGGGTGTTCGACCCTTAGTTACGTTGGTTTTGCTTTGGTTACGAATTGGCATTCTACGGTCACTGGCATTTTCTAGCTGTGAGTTTACAGCATCTACCATTTCTGCAGAAGCATTTTCGTAGTATCTTTGCCGTGATTCGGCACGACGAGCATCAATTTTTGCTAATGCTAAATCGCCACGGCATACAGTACCTTTATATCTACCATCTTCTTTTACGGCTGATGTGTGCATAATTTCAGGTACTTCTTCAAGTGAAACAAATTCCCATCCTTCACCTAAACGCTTACCAACATTTGTGTAATCGTCTTTGCCTTTTAGGGATATGCGTATCCAACGTAGCTTCATTCCTTGGTCAGCAAATCTATTTTCAATTGACTGTGGAATTTCTAAAAGGTTAGGTTCACGGTATTCAAAGTCTTCTGTTGCTCTTGTTTCCAGTTCACGAGTCTGTGTTGTACGTGTATCATTACGTGCCATTGTGTGTTTTTTCCTTTCGCTTATCGAATAGTTGTGTATGCGCCTTCTTCAGCTGATTCAATCTTCAGCTTTTCTGCCGCATACTGTTCAAGTGATATTCCCCACTTCTGTGCCAGTCTTACATCTTCTTGTGTAAGCTTGACCTTTTTACCTGAAGAGGCTTTAGGAGATAGCGAAGCTCCTGCTACCACTTGAGAGGGCGATGACGTTGCCTTCGGACGGGGGGTTTCGGCTTCCTGTTGTACAGTACCACCAAATCTATTTGGAAATAAGTCTGCCATACGGCGGTCTATTTCTTCGTAATACTCATCTTCTTCTGGGCTATAGCCTTCTTCTTGTAATTGATTATCAACTTCAAGAGCAGCTGCAGTTAGAATCTTATCGGCATTAAACCATTCATTTTCTCTTGCCCATTCCATAGCTTTTCTATTTGCTTTGGAACTATATTGTTCTTGTTGCTGTTTACTTTGTGCTTCTTGTTCTTGCACATTTACAGCATACTTTTCTAAATCTTTTTTGAACTGCTCAATTCGGTAGCTATCTTGTTGAGCATTTGATAGAATCTCTTGGGCTTGTACAATTGCTTCTGTGTCACCAGACTCTAAAGCCCTTTTATATGTTTGTTTAGCTAATTCAATACGTTCCTGAACTTGTCTTTCATTTGATTCAGTATTTGTATTAAGAAGTTTTTTATATTCTTCTTCTCTTTCTTGAAGGCGCAGCTGCACCTTTTTATTTTCTTCAATTAGCTTTTCAATTTCAGCTTCACGTTCTTTCTTTTGTTGAACTAGCTGTCTAATTCTTTTTTGTGCGCCTGAAGTTTCTACACCTTCCAGAGCCGCTTGCTCTTCGCTTTCCGCAGTTTCTTCTTTCGCCTCGACCTTTTTAGCAGGTTCTCTATTTTCTTCTTGATTATCTGTATCCAGTTCAAGTTGAAGTTGCTCATTGTCCTCCTCTTGGCCCTCAATTTCAAATTCAACTTTTTCTTTTTGTTCACCCTTACTAGGTGTTATGGTTGCCCATTCATCACTCATTCATTTTCTCCTGTTTTACGTCCATAGCGATACAGACGAGTTACGCCAATAATAGTATATTATATAGTATTATTATTATTTATACAAATCTAATTAGAAAGATTGTACGTTGGGTCTAGGTCTTTTGAATCTGACACTACCATTTTAACGTCATCATCAAATATAAGCAAGAGTTGTACGCCTCTATAGAAAAACTTATTGCCAGTATGCTTTCCATAGCAAACATAGTCACCCTCCTTACACCACGGTCTGCCTTTGAACTTGTCATCGGCATAGGCAAGAGTGCCTACTTTAAGAACACGACCAACTGTTGTAAGGTAAGCCATGTCCGATTTAATTGAGTCAGGAAGAATAATCCCTCCCTTAGTAGCAGACTTAACGGATACTGGACGTACAAGAATATGGTAACCTGGAACTTCGGGTAACGGGTTAGGGTCTGGTACTTCAGCATCGGTAATCCACTCGTCATTTTTCAACGCATTAGTATATGATTGCATTTATTACTCCTCTTCGATATATTTTTTCAAATAATCTTTGATTAAGTTAATAGAAGTTTCTATTCCTGCAATCCTACCTACCTGCTCACGATAACTAGCATAATCCGAACTTGCTCCATATGCAAGGGAATTTTTTATATTTTCTATTTCTTTTTGTAATTCTTTTTGTAATTCTTCGTATAACAATTATATCATCCTTTGATAGTTAGTTCCATATGGGTTTCTCTCTATACTACCTCCAGATTTAAACGTAAAATCTGCCATATTTCCCATTACTGGCTTTCGCGCTAATACTAATGGACCTACTTGAATTAATTCATCAGCATATAAAACAGGGTCACCAGTAGCTTTATCATAAAAATAACTGTGTCTTCCTGGATTTAATCCTACTTGTATCCATTCAGAATCAGGATTGTTAAGTTCCCTTCCAGCTAATGCCATAGCTTTATCTGTAGATAAATTAACAAAGTCGCCTTCCATTGCAGCATAAGGTGTTTTAGCTCCTCCTTGTGCAATCTTTAATCCTTTTGTTTGTTTACCTACTTCTTCTGGCAAATGAAATTTAACATTTTTTAATGCGGCTGTTTGACCATATCCAAATACTTTCCCTGCATTAGGCTCGTGAAAAGTAACAACCCATGTATCGTAGTCATTGTAAGCTGGTATATCTAAACGTGTAGAAACTCTTTGCCCAACCAAATCTTCTGGGTTTATTGTTTTTCCTACTACTCCTTTTTCTATTGCTTTGTTTCCAGCTATAATTGCTTCAATTCTTTTAAATGAAGGAACTTCTGGAAGTTCTGTAATAGGTATAATTGGATTGTATTCTTTAGATAGTTTATTAAATTCTTCTTTTGTAATATTACCTTCGTCTAAATCTTTGGCAGCTTGTTTTAATATATCAGGTTGTTCTTTTCTTTGACTAGGTACTTTATAAGCTTTTCTAAGTTCGTCAAGGTCAAGACCTTCTTCATCAATTTG